AGAAAAATCACTAGACAGTATCGTACAATTGATTTATAAACAAGATGAGGATACTGATCTACTTTTACAAGAATATATCCCAACAGATTATGATGTTAGAGTATTAGTATTAGGTGGCAAGGTTCTCGCTACAATGAAACGACCTGTGATCGAGGGTGACTTTAGAAGTAATGTATCACAAGGCTCTAAACCAGAAAAAATTAAACTAACAGAAATAGAAATAGAAGCAAGTCTATTGGCTGCAAAAGCAGTTAACGGATTATGGACTGCTGTTGATTTCATACCAAGTAAGAATAGAGAAAAAGATCCACCATTCGTTATCGAGGTGAACTCATCTCCTGGTACAGAAGGTATAGAAGAAGCGAGTGGTCAGAATATCAGTAAAGAGATTATACAATTTTTTGCTGATAGAAAGAATTGGGTTAAAGTACCTAGTGAATGTGGGTACAAAGAGGTAGTTTCAATAAAACCATTTGGTGAGATTATCGCTAAGTTTGATACAGGTAACTCTGGTATGTCAGTTATTCATGCTGATGAAATGAAAGTCATAGGCAAACAAATCAAATGGAGTTTATTAGGCAAGACCATCACTAGTGATATAATTCGTAAAGAAGAAATTTCAGTAGGTGGCTTAAGAGATTATGACGAGGATAGATATGTTGTCAAACTAGATGTAGAATTTCTAGGTGGAATGTATGAGATAGAATTTACTTTAGATGATAGGAAAGATAGAACACCAATTCTATTTGACCGATCTTTTATGAGCAGAGTGAATGTAATGGTAAATCCAGACAGAAAATATGTAGTGACAACTAAATTTAGTTTAGAATAAGCTTTACAATACAAACTAAATATGATATAATAATTATATAATTAAAGGAGTGAACATGGCACAAAATCATCAAGCAGAGAACCCACTATACAAAGCATTAGAGAAAAAATATATCGCTGATATTGCAGCGGCAAATGCTACAATGATAGTTTATTTTGACAATCCAGTTGCGATAGGAGAACATCCTCAGCACTTAATTGAACTAGATAAATTATTAGAACAACTTTCAACTGCGGAAGAGAAACTTGTAAATTTAAGAAAACATTTTAACAATACACAAATATAATATATGAAATTCTATACTTCGGTATTGCCGTATCGTGGCAGGCTATTGGTTCGTGGTGTCAACCACGATGGTAGTCATAAGAAGTTTAGAATCAATTACAAACCATCTTTGTTTGTACCATCAGGTAAAGAATCAAAATATAAAACACTAGACGGCCGCAATGTAGGTAAGGTTACTTTTGAAAGTATGCCTGAAGCAAAGAAGTGGATCGAACAGTATAAAGATGTAAGTGGTTTCGAATACTTTGGTAATACGAGATATCAATATCCTTTTATTGCAGATGAATTTAAAGGCAAGATAGATTGGGATATCAAACAGATAAGAATACTTACAATCGATATCGAGTGTGAGAGTGAGAATGGTTTTCCTAATTCAGACGAGGCAATCGAACCTCTAATATCAATAACAGTAAAAGAACATACAACAAAGAAGATCATAGTCTTTGGCATGAATGACTTTGTAAATGATCGTGATGATGTTAGATATATTAAATGTGCTACTGAAAGAGCATTGATTGAAAAGTTTTTAGAATTTTGGTTAGAATATAATCCTGATATTATCACAGGTTGGAATGTTAAATTTTTTGACATACCTTTCTTAATGAATAGGTTTAGAAGACTTATGGGTGATGAATTTATCTTGCAGTTTAGTCCTTGGAATGTAGTGTCACAACAAAGTGCTAGAATTACAGCAAAAGGTTTTAATAAAGAACAAAACTATTGGGACATCATGGGTGTTTCTGTATTAGATTATCTTGACTTATATCGTAAACATACATTTGTTAGACGAGAAAGTTATAGACTAGATTATATAGGTGAGGTAGAACTAGGCGAAAACAAACACGAGAATCCTTATGACACATTTAAAGAATTTTACACAAAAGATTATCAACAGTTTATAGAATATAATATTCAAGATGTAGAACTTGTTGATAAACTAGAAGACAAGATGAAACTGATCGAGTTGCATTTGACTATGGCCTATGAAGCAAAAGTTAATTATCAAGATTGTTTTGGTCAAGTAAGAATGTGGGATACGATTATATTCAATCATCTAAAATCTAAAAATATTGTTGCACCTGCTGTTGTAGAATCTAAACAATCAAGAGGTTACGAAGGTGCATATGTAAAAGATCCTGTTGTAGGTTTTCACGACTGGATAGTAAGTTTCGATTTAAACAGTTTGTATCCGCATTTAATTATGCAATACAATATCTCTCCTGAAACTATGGTTGGTCACGATCCTAATCGTGTCAATGTAGAGAATATGTTAAATCAAAAATCTGACCTGTCTGACCTAGATACGAGAACTATCACTCCCAATGGTGCTCAATTTAGGACAGACAAGCAGGGTTTCTTACCTGAACTTATGGATAAATTATACAAAGAGAGAGTCATATATAAAAACAAGATGACGAAAGCAAAAGCATTATATCAAGAAACTGGTGATGAAAGATTAAAGAATGAGATATCTACAAACTATAATATACAGTTATCAAGAAAGATTGCTTTGAATAGTGCCTATGGTGCAATCGGTAATCAATACTTTAGATACTTTGATGTAAGACACGCTGAAGGTATTACAATGGCAGGTCAGTTGACTATCAGATGGATTGAAAGAGATGTGAATGACTATCTAAATAAAATATTAAAAACTAAAAACATAACCTATGTTGTTGCTTCTGATACAGATTCTATCTATATCAAACTAGGTGAAATGGTAAATAAAGTATTTAAAGATAAGTCTGATCACAGAAAAATTGTAAAAGTATTAGATAAGTTTTGTGAAGAAAAACTACAACCATTTATTGATTCTAGTTTTGCTAAACTGGCAAAGTATGTTAATGCTTATGATCAGAAGATGATTATGAAACGAGAGGTGATCGCCAACAAAGGTATATGGACTGCAAAGAAAAGATATATCCTAAATGTATTTAATGAAGAAGGTCTTGATCTGAAAGAACCTAAACTAAAGATCATGGGTATTGAGGCTGTCAAGTCTTCAACTCCTGCACCTTGTCGTGTGAAGATCAAAGAAGCATTGAAAGTAATTATGACAAAAGATGAACCTGCATTGATTGAATTTATAGAGAATTTTAGAACACACTTTAAGAAGTTGCCACCAGAAGATATTGCCTATCCTAGAAGTTGTAATAATCTTAAAAAGTATTCTTCAACAAAAGACATATATCAGAAGTCAACACCTATTCATGTGAGAGGTGCCTTACTTTATAATAATCTATTGAAGAAACATAAATTAAAAAAATATGAGATAGTGCAAGACGGTGATAAGATTAAATTTATCGCATTGAAAGAACCTAATCCTTTGAGAGAGAATGTCATATCTTTCACTAGTAAATTGCCAAAAGAATTTAAACTACATCAATATATTGACCATGACGAAATGTTTACTAAATCATTTTTAGAACCATTAAGATTTATTGTAAATGCGATCGGATGGAATTTTGAGAGAAAGGCAACTTTAGATGAATTTTTTTAAAATAACACTTGACATTTAAAAAATAGTGATTATATAGCATAGAAAGGAGAATATATAATGAGTAAAATAATTGGAATAGATTTAGGAACAACAAACTCTTGTGTTGCCGTAATGGAAGGATCACAAGGAAAAGTATTAGAAAATGTTGAAGGTGCAAGAACAACACCCTCAATAGTATCATTTGGCGATGAAACATTAATAGGTATGCCTGCTAAAAGACAGGCCGTAACCAATCCAGAAAATACTATCTATGCAGTTAAGAGATTAATTGGTAGAAAATTTGATGGTAATTCTGTACAGAAAGATATACAGACAACACCTTATAAGATTGTTAAGGCAGATAATGGAGACGCATGGGTAGAGGCAAAAAGTAAAAAGTATTCACCATCACAAATCTCAGCTTTCACTTTACAGAAGATGAAAGAAACTGCTGAAAAATATTTAGGATCAGAAGTTAAAGAAGCAGTTATTACTGTACCTGCTTATTTTAATGATTCACAAAGACAAGCAACTAAAGACGCAGGTAAGATTGCAGGTCTTGATGTTAAAAGAATAATCAATGAACCAACAGCAGCTGCATTAGCATATGGTTTAGATAAAAAGAAATCAGGCATAGTCGCAGTTTACGATTTAGGAGGTGGTACTTTTGATGTATCTATTCTTGAATTAGGTGATGGTGTATTTGAAGTTAAATCTACAAATGGTGATACATCATTAGGTGGTGAAGATTTTGATAATGCAATTGTAGATCATTTACTATCTGTGTTTAAAGATAATACAGGTATGGATTTAAAATCAGACAAGTTAGCATTACAAAGAGTTAGAGAAGCAGCTGAGAAAGCAAAGTGTGAACTGTCTTCTGTTGTTGAAACAGAAATCAATATACCTTTCATAACTGCTGATAAGACAGGACCTAAACATTTAAATACTAAATTAAACAGAGGAACATTTGAAAGTCTAGTGTCTAATCTTATTACGAGATCATTAACACCTTGTCGAACGGCATTGAAAGACGCTGGTATAAAATCAACAGATATAAACGAAGTTATATTAGTCGGTGGTATGACAAGAATGCCTAAAGTAAAAGCAGAAGTTGAAAAGTTTTTTGGTAAGAAACCACATGAAGGAGTAAATCCAGATGAAGTTGTAGCAATAGGTGCTTCAATTCAAGGTGGTGTATTGGCAGGTGATGTCAATGATGTATTACTATTAGATGTAACACCTTTATCATTAGGTATAGAAACACTTGGTGGTGTATCTACAAAAGTTATTGAAAAGAATACAACGATACCTACAAAGAAAAGTCAGGTATTTTCTACTGCTGAAGATAGTCAAAATGCAGTTAATATAAATGTATCCCAAGGTGAAAGACAACTTGCAAAAGATAACAAGTCATTAGGTAACTTTATGCTTGATGGCATACCACCTGCACCAAGAGGCGTACCTCAAATAGAAGTGACATTTGATATTGACGCTAATGGTATTTTAAGTGTATCTGCTAAAGATAAAGGTACAGGTAAAGAACAAAAGATTACCATACAAGCGTCTGGTGGTTTATCGGAAACAGAAATAGAACAAATGGTCAAAGACGCAGAAGCAAATAAAGACGCTGATGATAAGATCAAAGAGAAGATAGAAGCCAAAAATAC